TTCATCGTTTACTGTCTTGTAAATCTCAGAAGAATCTTCACTTTCAATAGCGTTTACGATATTTTCTACGCTCATATCAACTCCTTATTGGATAACATTATTTGGTTGCTGTGGAGCTCCATCTTGTTGAGGATCTTGTTCAGGCGGAGGAGCTTCATCTTCAATCTCTTTGTCAATATCCTCAATGTCTTCATCGCTCATCTTTAATACGTTCTTACGAACCCATTTCTTTGAGTAATACTTGCCGACATATGCATCTACAGCTTGAAGGATATTTAGTCTACCAGTCGTGATCTCGTTATCTTTCAACTCTGAGAAGTAGTTGTCCTTCATGTAGTCGACTCTTATGAAGGATTTCATCTCGTCCCAATCATCTGGTCCGATAACACCCTTCAAGATCAACTGGATCCTTAACGCATCTAACAAGAGGTTAGAAAACTTCTTCCTGATACGTGACACAAACTTATTAAACTTTACTTCATCACGGGTGATCTCTGAAGATCTTCCAAGGTTAAACCCAGTGTCGCCCTTTAGGCGGCTCAGTGGCACGTTTAATGCTTGGTATAGTTTATTCTGGAAGAATTGGATATCTTCGATTTGACCTAAGTTTTGTCCACCTTGAAGTGTAGTAATCTCGGTGCCTTTTCCACCTTCTCTTCTTGGCATCCAAAAATCTTCGAGCATCGATAGATGCTTTCGATCGTCGCGAACTTCACCTGTAGTCGCATCATAGACGATCTTATTCCTGAACTTATTCATCAAGTCGTTGACGTATTGCTCTGCCTTAATCTTTGGCAAGTTACCAACGTCAACGTAGAATATCCTTCTTTCAGGTGCACGTGAGATGCGATAGATCACCAACGCATCTTCCATCATCTTAAGTTGATTAACTGGTTTGATAGCTTTATGTAGGTATGAAAGAGCTAAACCAGAATTCTGGTCGATTTGACCAGAGTTGCAATGTATGACTGAATCAAACGAGAGCTTTACACCGGTCATAGAAGACTCAGCGACTCCCTTATCGTTATAGAGGTAATACTCTTCTGTAGATAATACTACCTCTACGCCGTTCTTATTCTTTGCCTTCTTTACATCTTTGATCTTCCTGATCTTTCTTGGATCGATGTATCGAAGTTCTGCTATACCATTTTTAACGTTCTTTTCATCGACTATCACGTGGTAGTATAACCTACCGTCGATGTACCAAGTCCTAAAGATATCATGGCCTCTCTCGTCAAACTTGAATAGTTTTAAGACGTTATCAAACTCTTCTGATATCTTTTTCTTGATAGAGGACGACACTTTAAGGTCGTCCATCTGGAGCTCCATAACTTTTTGGTCTTCTTGGAACACGATAGCTTCATTGACGATGTCATCTATAGCACTATCACAGTCAGAATACATAGAAATCTCTCTATATCTTCGAATGAGTTCATTCTCATTTTTTAGAGAGGTTTCTAAGTCGACTACCTGTGAGTAGTACCCACCAGTAGCAGAAGACAGCACAGCCGACCCATCATCTCTTGGGGGTGGGACTATGCTGACTTGAGCTTCGCCAGTACTAGTTCGTTTTATCTCTAGACCAAATATCTTCATTATTAGCTATTAAAAATATCAATTTGTATCAGGAGCTGAACTATCTGATACCCAATAGTTGTAAGTAAACGTTACGTCAAAAACTTCGATCGCTGGAGTATCATAGTCTAGACCAATCGCGCCGATATCTGTTGGATATGCATCCACGAATTGATATGTTTTTAATACAGCCTCATTTCTATCTAATTGTTCAACTGTCAACCTAACTTGATAATCTGCAGGGTTTACTGTACCAGATGTTGAAGAGTTGTTTTGAACAATGTTCGACCAAGTTTCCATCATGTTTCTGATAGCGAAATCCGTGTCATTATAGATCGATACAGTCCATGGTGCAAATGCCTTTTCACCAGCAAAGTTAAGAACTCTACCTCTGTAAGTTACTGGAATATTATCAATCGTTAATCCAGGAAGTTGTGCGGCTTTGCATAAAAACGTTGCTTGTCTTGTAGGACCATTTAAACCGAAGGGAGCGTCTAGAGTCACTCTAAATTGATTAGAGCGTGCTCCACCACCCTTCATGTTAGTTTTGAATTCATTGATGTTTGCCATTTCGTTATTTCTCCTTTGGCGTGTTCTTACTTATTTATAGAAAGGGGATTGAATCCCCTTTCTATCTTTATGCACCGATTTCTTCAAAGTTAACTGCAGAACGTGCTGCAATGAAGTTTAGAGTGATGAAGTTGATAGCTCTATTAGGCTTGATGAAGATGTCTGCAACAAACTCGTTTCTATCGATAACTTCTCCAGTGTTATTGGTTGTGTCACACTTAACTCTAAAGTCAACAACACCTCTTCTACCCTGCACATCTCTGAGGAACGGTTCAACAGCATTCTTGAACTGCGCTCTGGTGAAATCATCGTTGAATTCGAAGAGTTGGAATCTAGCTGCAGTAGCGATTGCTTTCTCGAGGACGATGAACAATCTACGAACGTTGATTCTATCGAACGCGCTAGGCTTCGTCAACATCGTCTTATCGCCGAAGAGGATAACCCCTTGACCTGGGAACGATACAACTGGGTTAACACCAGCTGCGTAGAGAACATCTCTCTCCGCTTGCGTTGGGTTGAATGCAAGCTTAACGATGTTCTTTACGACACCTCTGTTGAATCCACCTGGAGAGAACCATGGTTCAGCGGTAAAGTCAGTTCTAGCGCATAGACCTGCGATATCTCCGTTTAGAGGAACCCAACGATAGATGTCATTATAACGGTCATACTGATACTTGAATCCAGAGTCGATCACTGCATATGAACTATTGATGTTTGTCGCATCTCTATATGCCTTGATAGCGTTTAGCGCAGTACTTCCAGTTGAAGTGATTGGATTTCCTGATGCGTTTGGAGACAAGAAGACCATGCAATCCTTGCGAACTTCTACGACATTATCTTCAACCCACTTAGCAGTAGTTGCTGAAACGTTTCCTAGAGGGATTAAAGAGATATCGTACTGTTCGGTATTAGCAAAAGGAGCGAATGCATCTTGAACGTTTCCTTCAGTTGGGTTGGTATCTAAAGCTCCTCCAGCTAGAGTAAAATCTAGAGTTGAAGAGAGAAGTGCCATTTTACGAGCGTTTGCTGATCCGATGATAGCATCACTACCTGATCCCCATGTATGTTTAGAAACTGAAACGATTTTTGCACTACTTCCAGTAACTTCGCTGGCGAATGATTCAGCTGCCACAGTAAACGTGTAAGTGTTTTCGTCTTTAACTGCTGAGAGGACTTCGACTACCTTATTGTTAAGCGTAGTATTTTCTAGTCTAATCTGTCTTCCTGTGCTTCCCGTGACTGCATCTCTAGAAGAAGCTAAGAAAGCTAGGAAATCGTTAAGCGGTTCAGTGACTTGTAGATCAGTGCTGGTAACTGATACAGTATTTGATGTTATAGTTAACACGCTTGATGCTACTACGTCAACCAAAGGAGCTCCATCTGATCGTGGATTTGAAACTTGGTTAAAGTATGGATGATCCATCCACCACACATACTGCGAGTTAGTATTGATCACAGTTTTGTAGTAGTTGCTTGATCCATCAGACTTACGTGCGTCAGAAAGCTTAGAAACGAACTCATATTTTTCCAAGATGACTGGTCTAAGAACACTAGGAACTCCACTGAACGTTCCCTCTTGGCTATCGAGCACTAAGATATGCATCTCGTCGTCATCGATTCCCTTTGACGCTGCATAACCAGAAGTTCCAGGAGCAGAAGTGAATGCTCCTCTTAGAGAAGCATCTGTATCAGCCCAAGTGCTGCTATCGATTACGACAACTCTTAAACCGTTACCGTTCAATCCTGCATAACGTGCAGCAAACTGACCTACAGCGTTTCCACCGTTAGCATAGTTATCTTCGTAGTGAGATAGGTTCTTGATCTTAACACCTAAGCTTGTTGCAGTGATCGCGTTAACGACACCGTTAGCCTTATTGGCATCGATGATCGTTGCACCTGTTTGTTCAACTACGAAAGATGGGCCAGCAGTGTATCCCGAACCAGCTGTAAGGACAGTGATACCTGTGATAGTTCTGTTTGTACCAGAATCGAATGCTCTTGCATTAGCTGTTGGAAGTTGTCCGCCTGAAATTTCTGGCGTAGAGAATACTACAGAAAGCTGTCCAGCAGTTACTGGGTAAGTTGTAGGAGCATTATTAGCCGTCACGATTGTGGCACTACTGATGCCACCAGACAATGCATTCGTTTGGATGTTAACTTTTACTACATCAGCACCATCTGGCGTACCATTAGTGTCAAAAAGAACAATATTATAATCCCCAGCATTATATGATGTTCCAGGCGAGCTAATTACTACAGGATCTACAGGGGCACCACTTGCGTCGGTAACGTTAGTAAAATAACGAGTATTACCGATAACATTACTATTGACTATGAGAACAGCGCCAGATCCACCTGCTCCGTCCAAATTTACTTTAAATTGTTGCGCACTATACCCAGTGCCAGCAGATAAGAGTCTAACTTCTGAGCTAGAGATGCCACCCGATGCTAATGCAACAGCATTCCTAGAATTCGCCGTATCTGCACGAGCTACCAGCAGATTGTTAGTATAAGAAAGGAAGTTAGCGGCAGTAAAGAAAGCCTGCGCTACTGTCGTGTCTTCAGGCTTTGGAGCACCGAAGAGTTTTACGAGTTCGTTCTCAGACGAGACTCTTGTTGGTTCTTCGATAGGACCCCATCTGAACGCGCCTGCAAATGCCCCCACTGAAGAGGAAACTGCTGGAACGATGGAAGTGAAGTCTTTTTCGACTACGTTTACACCTGGGCTTAATTGGAAAGGCATGTTCAAACTCCTTATAGAACTCTTTTCTTAGACTTAACTAGTCTAAGTTATTTATCATTTTTCGTTTTTATCTTAACAGCTCTAAACTCTCGCTGGATACACTATCATCTCTTCCATCATTGAAGAATCCAAACGGGGTGAGCTCATCTTCGATCATCTTTATCCTGTTATCGAATATGGCTTGTCTAATATTTATATCTTTGAGATCTCTGAAATACGGGGTAGTGGTTAACCAAGAGAATAGTACTAGACACATCACTATATCATCATGGTAGCCATCGTCGGCGGCATATGTATTCTTCGTCTCGATGAAAGTTGATATCTCAGAGATAGCATCAGAGTCGAATACGAGAAGCTTCTTTTCTTCAACTAGGTTCTTAAACATGGTGCACCCGATACGCTTCACCTTCTTATCAGTTAATACTCCAAGCTGAAGTTTTACTCCTCCGAAGCCAAATGAAACGTCTTGACCCTTTGATGTCCTAGAGATTGGTATCAAGTTTTCATACTCATATTCATAGTGAAGGATGTGGCTTACCTGTTCAGAAGAGTTGATCTCGATCAATACGTGTGCTTCATTATAGTTCTTTGCTACTGTATATATCACAGATGGATACAATAGCGGGCTTATCTTATTGTCACGGTATTTAGCCGTTATCTTATATGGAAACTCGTTGAT